GCTAAATTATCAAAGTATTCATCTCTAGCTTTCGCTTTTTCTTCTGGCATCTTACATAACAGTTGTCCACCAATTTCAACATTACCTTTAACCGACCATTCAGAATTATGGTCCATCATATGAATTTGAAGTTCAGGGTGGTCCTCTAATTTACAAGGTTCCCATCCTTCTCTCAACTTCCTTGATACATTAGGATTATCAGCTTGACCTAAAAGGCTAGTTCTAATATACCTAAATATCCATCCTTCTTGTGGTGTTGGATTTGGTAAGTTTGATGGATTTTCCCAACTTTGAATACGCTGGGAAGCCTCTCGGCTTTCTATTTCCCTAGGGGTACGCTCTTGTGATTGCTCTTCGCTATCACTTTTTATTTCTATATTATTTTCTTCGGACATTTTAAGTCTCCTTTAATAATTGGTTTGCATATTGCTCAGGTGTTATATTAAGTCGCTTTGCGAGAGCAACTTGGGACTGAGTAAGATGTATTTTGCGAGGGCTTTTACCGCTATTCCTCGTTGCGGGTGCTACAGGATTAGTTACCTGTCTTTTAGGTGTAATTTCAACTTCTTCTGTTTCCATAGGTTGTTGTTGTGTTACACCAAAAAAATTTGGAAATTGTTCTTTCATTTTTAAATCAATCTCAGAATAATATTTCTGAGAATCTTTTGCAGGGTCAATCCCACTAGCTTGTAGTGATTGGTCTAAATACATAGCAAATGATGTCATTTCTTTATGTACTGGGTCAGTACCCATAAACCAAGGATTCTTTTTAGACCATGCATCCATATCTGGGTCAGAAGGTTTTTCAATTTGTTGTTCTGATTCTACATATTTAGAAGCAACATCTGTTTGTAGTTGTTCTGCATAATTACCAGCTTGTTGTTCTGCTAAAGTAGCTTGTGCTAATTCTGCTTGTGCACCAGCCATATCTTCTGCATTACCTTCTTCATAAGCTTTTTTAAATTTTTCTTGTGCGTTATATTTTGCCCATTGTGCATTATTAAGTGCCTGTTGGTTTAATACATCGCCTCCTTGTGAAACTACACTTTGTAACTTTTGATTTTCTGTCATTAAAGTTTTTAATGCTCTTGTAGCTTCTTGTGATTCTCTTAAAGCTTGTTCTTTTGCTCTACGCTCTTCGTGAAACTCATATTTAATTTTATTAATTCTTTCACCAGCTTTTTTACTATAGTCTGCAATCTCTTGGTCTAAAGTATCATCATCTGCAGATTCTTCTATAGTTTCTGCTTTTGGAGGTCGTCTATCCTCTTCTGGTCTTTCATCAATAACTTCTACTTCAATATCTTTTGTAGGGGAAGTATTAATTTCATTTGCAACACCAAAGAATTTATCTTCTGATGTTTGCTCAGGTACTGGTTCTGCTTTAGTATCTATTACTTGTTCTATACTTTCACTCATGCTCTTACTACTCCTGTTGGGTCATCAACTACTGCTTCCACAGTATCATCGTTAATTAAACGAAACTCTTTACCATACATTTTCATACGAGTACCTGAATAAGCTCTAAATATTACCCAATCACCTTCTTTGCACCAAGGTCCTGTAGGAAACCTATTTTCATCACAATAAGCTTCTGTGCCTAACTTTAAAACATAACCACAAATATTTGAAGTTTCTTCGTTTGTTTTAGTTTGACTAGCTTTTATGATACCACCATCAGTTTTTTCTTGTGCTTCAGGCATAGCTATAAGTATTCTCCAACCTTTAGGAACTGGAAGTTGACTTTTAACATCTTCACTAGGTTCAGGTTTTTTAACACTTTCTGGTTTTGGGATATTTATTTTTTTTTCTTTATCCATATATTGCACGACTTTAAGGTGCCGAGTTCCTATTGTTTTAAGTGTTGTTCTTTCCAATCAAGAACTTCACGCTCCGCAAGAGCTAATCCTTCTATAACTCCTGTCATTTTTTTGTAATCAGAAAAGTCTTTACAACTCCCTGTTGAGATATGGTCTGAACATTCATTCATCATTTCTCTTAATTTCTTTACTAAGAAAGTAGATAGTGATTGCTCATTTATATCATTACTCATTCAATTTGCTATCATTAACTATATCTTTAGCAATGTCAAGACCTTTTTTATAATCATCTAAAACTTTATCTTCTGCTTTTTCTTCTCTATCTAGCAAATCGCTAGCAATCTGCTGTCCTATTTTTAAACCAGTTGATTCTTGTTGAGCATCAATTCTTTTTTCTTCTAGTTCTTTATTAGATACAGCTTTAGCAGCATCTATAGCTAATTTACTTTCATCAATTTTTAACTTACCTTCAACTTGTTTTTCTTTAATTTCAAGTTCTTTTTGTTTAGCTAATATTAATGGGTCTTGTGCTTGTTCTTGTATTCTTTGTTGTTCTGCTTGTGCAGCATTTGTTGTTGCTACTCTTTGTGCAGCTTCAGCTACTAGAACTGATATACGTTTTTCTACATCTGCTGGTAAAGGTTCTCCGACTGGAGGTAACTCTACACCCATTTCTCTTTCAACTTGGTCTCTAAACTGTAATGCAAGATGTTGCATAATATAATCTGAGCCAGCACTTTGTATAACTTGTGCATTTGGATTTTGTTGTACTTTAGCTTGAACATTAGGGTCTTGTTGTGCAGAAGTTAATGTTTGTATATGAGCTTCATGGTCTTGGAACTCAAATGCTTGAACTGGTTTACCATTTAAAATATTTTGTACTGCTGTAACTGGGTCAACTGGTAATACATCTTCTTGTGGAGGAACTATTGTTTCTGCATCTTTAATTCCTAATACTTCAAGCATCTGTCTATGTAATTGACCTAAATCATATAACTGTGGTGCTTGTTGAGCTAGTTGCATTGCAGCTTGATATTGCATAATTCTTTGAGCCATAGTTGCAGCATTTGGGTCTGATACAGGTAATACATCTACTCTTGCATCAAAGTCTTGTACTTTAATTTGTTGTTCCACTTCTACTTCATATGGATAAGCTGGTTCTGTAAAGTCTTTAATAACACCTACTAATATCTCAAACTCTCTTTTCATTGAAGCATGAAGTCTAGCTTGCACAGCAGACATGACTTTCATGTTTCTTTCTAATAATGCTAGTGTCGTTCCTACTGGTGCTTGGCTATTCATATCAGATGTTTTCATATCTGAGATACTTGCAAACCTTTTACCTTCTTCTACTATATTTTGTAATAAAGAAAATAATGTGCCTGAAGGTTCTTTATAAGGTAAGAATGTAATATTGTCTCTAATAGCACCGCCTGGAACATCTACGTCTCTAAATTCACCTGGCATAATAGGACTATCATCACCTTTAATACGTAGTCCTCTAGCTTTTAAACCGCCTGGTAAATTACTTAAAGTTCCTGCATCTACTAATTGTCTTAGTATTGATGTAGCTGATTTAGCTAATCCACCAATCATGTGTATTAAACCAAAGCCATAAAAACCTAATCCTGGTAAATACTGATAATGAACAAAATGCATCCTTCTTATCTTTGCGGGGTCATCTTCATAATAGTTTCTTCTAATACTAAGAATAATTCCTGAAGGACTATCTATTGTTACAACATAGGGTAAAGCTATACCTGTATCTTGACCATTAGCATCTTTATCTTCAAAGCCTTTTAAATCTAAGTCTACCTGCATTTCTAAGATAGTATGACGAGTATCATAGTCATAGCTTTCTGATTCACCAGTCATTTCATTATATTTTTTAGTAATATCTGAGGATGATGGTGTTGCATCAGGAAGTTCTATATCTCTATAAAAACCATTAACTTGCATTTTTCTTATATCATTAGATGATTTTTTCATTACATGAGTAGCTCTTTCACAAGTTTCTAAATCACTTGCACCATAATTAACTACTACATCTTCAGCAGGTACAAAGATACCGCTTGGTCTATTTAATGTTGGGTCAAAATATATTTTTCTAAATGCTGAACCTGCTAGTGGTAGTGAAAATAACATCTTTTCTGTTTCACTTCTGTATTCAGTCATTTCATAAGTAAGCAAGTAATTAAGATAATCTTGCACTCTTTGACTTTGTTTTTCTTTATCAGAATCTATAGTGCCTACTATTTTAGTTCTTACTGGACCTGCAGCAGGAAATATTTCTGATATAGCTTGTGATTGAAATTTTATAACAGCTTCACTCAACATAGGGTGAAATACACCACAGGCTCCAGACCAAGGCGTAGTTCTTTCTTCTATCTTTAAACCTAACTGGTCTAAACCTTTAACATAGGTTTCTTCCCAGTCTGACCTTGAATCTTTATCTGATTGATATGCACCTATTAATTCATTACCCATAGAAGTTAATTCATCTTCATCAATAAAATCAACTAAGTTTGAATCAAAACTAGCATCTACCATATTAGATGCACTAGGGTCAAAATCAATAATCATACCACCATCATCGGTTTCTGTTGTTTCTACTTCTATATCTAATTCTGGTTCAGGGTCCATTTCTACTAGACCATCTACTGGCGTAGCAGGAACAAATTGTTTTTCTATAGCCAATATAATCTCCTAGTAATAATCTGCTGTTCTATTATGTTCTATTGGTTCATCTTCTTCATCAGAATCAAGAGGAACAAAACCACCTTGCCTAAATCTTAATAATGCTTGCGTACTGCTATCAACTAAATCATCATGTTCCATATTAGGAAAACCAGCAAACTCTTCTATAACTTCTTCTGCCCATCTGGTTTCAGGTGCCCAAACAACGCCTGAAGCAAACAAATCTGATACAGCATTTACTCTTGATATCTTGTCATTACCACGACTAGGTGTATATTCTTGTACTGGTATGCCTGTTTGTCTAAGTTCAAAGATTAAAGGTAATCCTGCAGCCTTAGCTTCTACAATAAAAGCATCAGGTTTATAGGCATTGTATTTCTCTAAAGCCATCTTCTTTAAATCTGGGAACTCTAATCGTTCTTTATAAGCATCTAGTAGTATTAGTTGTGGAGCAACAAAACCATCATCGTTTTCTTTATAAAAAACACCCCAACTTGTACAAGCTGAATAGTCAGCTCTTTGTGTTTTTAAGAAAGCTGTGTCCCATGATTGGATAATAAACTCACAATCAGGGGGATTTCTACCTTCCCATGTTCTCCACCATTCTCTTTTAACAAGAGCACCTTCTTCAGAAGTAGGGTCTTGTTGATATTGAGCCATCCACTTAGAACTAGGCAATTCAGCCTTCAAAGCTTCTAACTCTTCCAATTTCCAGAAAGCATCCCAC